ATGATGAACACGGTGGATGCCGCGATGCGCGAGCGTGTGATGCGGCAGTTAAAAGAGGTGGAGCAGCGTTTTGGCGTGCGGGTACTGTACGCCTGCGAGTCCGGCAGCCGGGGGTGGGGTTTTGCCTCGCCGGACAGCGATTACGACGTGCGCTTTTTGTATGTTCACCCGCCCGAGTGGTATCTGCGGGTGGAGGCGGCGCGGGACGTTATCGAACTGCCAATAGATGATGAGCTGGACGTCTGCGGCTGGGAGTGGCGCAAGGCGCTCGGCCTGTTGAAAGGGGCCAACCCGACGCTTATCGAGTGGCTGGACTCGCCGGTGGTTTATCAGCAGGACGGCGCCACCGTGGCGGCGCTAAAAGCGCAGGTGCCTCGCTGGTTCTCCCCCGTGCGCGCCCGCTGGCACTACTATTCGATGGCGCGCAAAAACTTTCGTAGCTATCTGCAGGGTGACGAGGTGCGGCTGAAAAAGTACTTTTATGTGCTGCGCCCTCTGCTGGCGGTGCGTTGGGTAGAGGCGGGTAAAGGCGTCCCGCCGATGCGTTTTGCCGAACTGCTGGCAGGTAGTGAACTGGACGCGCCGTTGCGCCGGGAAATCGACGATCTGCTTGCTCGCAAACAGCGCGCCGGAGAGGCGGAGTATGGCCCGCGCCGCCCGCTGCTGCATGCTTTCCTGAATGCCGAACTGGCCAGGGGTGAGATCCCGCCCGTATTGCCGGACAGCAGGGAGGGAAATAGCAGCGAACTGGATAGTTTGCTGTATCAGACCGTTATGGCCCCGCAGTCCCCGGATGCGGCATAGCCTTATCCGGGCTACTCTTTGTAGCCCGGCTCGGTTTTAAGGGTGGTATTGCCCACTGCTGACCAGCGCGTAGAGGTGGTTCGGTGAGTAGCGCCAGCTCTCATTAAGCCCCAGAAACGCCGCGCAAAACTCGCTGCAAAACAGCCTGTTGCGATGCTCTTTGTTGCCCAATACAATCCCCAGCGCTCCCTGCCAGTCGTAGCGTTTGCCGTCATGCTGGCGGAAAAACGCCTCCACTTCCGGCAGACTTGTCTGCAATGGCAGCTTATCCCACTTATCATCCGGCAACGGCATCAGCTTGCCGCGTACGCCGCGATCGCGAAACGAAGCCGAGTAACAGAGGTACTCATTTCCGCCGCGCGCCACGGCCAGTTCACAGTGGGAGTAGATCCCACGCGTGATTTTGCGGGTCAGCCAGTCGGCAACCCTGGCAATGCCCCGGTGCTCCGCCCGCCCTTTATAGCAGGCGAGCCAGACGGTGGCGTTACTCATGGCTGCCAGCCTGGGGTGTAGTCGTAAAATGATTTTTGATTAAATATGATTCCATTTTATTTATCCTGTTATTATACAGTAATGGCTTGTGGGCGAATTTCTCCATACATACCAGTGACTGCATTAGTGAAAAGCTGCCTTCCATATTCTTCAGGATCATCTTTTGACGCGGTAAATAAAATCTCTGTACCTATTCCTTCGATATCACAGGTGAAATTGATAGAGTTATATGTTCCCTCATTTAAATCTTTATAATTAGCGTAAGGATTTCGTATATTCTTTACTCTAGAGGTATTACCTATAGGGACTCGTTGGATTAACATGTTTGTAGTCAAATATTGATGGAGCACATCCGTTTTATCATGCTGTGCAGCATTGCATGTCCACCAAATTCCTGGTAAATAGGCAGTTGCATTCATGTTTTTACCCATGGAAAAGCCTGGCCCCGATAAAAAGCAGCAAGAGGATAAAGTACTGCCAGCTCTAATTTCGCCTTGCTTTATATCATCTATTTGATTAAGACTTGATTGGGTATTCTTTATAAATGGAACAGTAGCTAAACAATACGCGCCATCCCCATTTACCTTAGGGTAAAGCCCCTTAATTTGATCGGCAGTATGAGTATGATTCGCCGGTGCCGCCGCATTCGCCTTGTCCATCGCCGCTTTCACCGCGCTCGGCGTCGCCGCTTCGGTGGTGCTGGTGCTGTTAGTGGCATTATTCAGCTTCACCACCCCTTTCTGGGTCAGGGTGCCATCCGGTACGCCGGTGACCTGATTCCAGGGGTGGGTGTGGCTGGCCGGTGCGGCCGCATTCGCCTTATCCATTGCCGCTTTCACCGCGCTCGGCGTCGCCGCTTCGGTGGTGCTGGTGCTGTTAGTGGCGCTGTTCAGCTTCACCACCCCTTTCTGGGTCAGGGTGCCGTCCGGTACGCCGGTGACCTGATTCCAGGGGTGAGTGTGGCTGGCCGGTGCGGCGGCATTCGCTTTATCCATCGCTGCTTTCACCGCGCTCGGCGTTGCTGCTTCGGTGGTGCTGGTGCTGTTGGTGGCGTTGTTCAGCTTCACGATCCCTTTCTGGGTCAGGGTGCCGTCCGGCACGCCGCTTATCTGGCTCCAGGTATGGGTGTGATTACGCGCTTCGGCCAGCGCTGCTTTCACCGCTTTCGGCGTGGCGGCTTTGGTTTCGTCATCGCTGTTGGTGGCGTTGCTGAGCTGCGTAAAGCCTTTTTGCGTGAGCGTGGCGTCCGGGTGTCTGGTGGAGTGCTCGTGCTCATCCAGCAGCGAATCCACATAGTCGCGGGTTGCCAGCACCACGCTGGGGTCAACGGTCAGGGTGACCGCCGTGGTGTTGGACACTTCCATAATCAGACGAATGCAGACCTGCTTGCCGCTGCCGCCGGGCAACAGCGGCTTGTAGGACTCCGGGAACTTGCCGATGGCGATCAGATCGCCGTCGGTGTCGAATACCCCCACCTCGCGCACGTACCAGCCGCCGATGTTTTCCGGCAGTACTACTTCGGCAATCAGCCAATTGGGGTTATTGGGCGCGACCGTCAGGGTATTCATCTCACCGCGCCAGACTTCGCGACGTAATTTCGTCTGGTTAACGGCAGGCTCATAATATTGCCCGCCGCCGTCGCCAACCGCCATCTTTTGCAGATGCAGCTGTTTTTTCTCCGCCAGCGCGGCGGCGATTTTCGCCATCCCCTTATTGGTCAGGAGAGTATAAAATTCATTATCCATAATTACTCCGGGTAAATAGACGTAATTTCAAGGCTCCATTGCCCTGTGCCAAAATAAACTGGCTTAGTTTGTTGAACTTCCAGTACCTGGAAGGGTGAAATAGTGGTAATTTCGCCGCCAAAAAGGGCGCAGCCCAGTACCGGTATTGCGCTCTGGTTAATAATCCAGATAATCAGTGCTTCCAGCTTTGAACGCACATTTTTATATTCATGAATCAGCTCTACCAGATGATTAAAAAGCGGTTCATCGATGCCATTGTTAATAAGCTCAATTTCAATTTTGAAAAAATACGCTTTGCCACCGTATTCAAACCATTCGGCAATAGTGCCAGGTAACGATAATATCTCCAGCACGCGACGAACGGCCCAGGGCGTCCCTTTATATTTGTGCAGCTCAATGGCCTGCTTGATTAATTCCCGCTTCTCCTTTTCATTGCGGGCGAATAACCAGCCCTCCAGTCCCTGCACATGAAACTGTTCGGCCAGCGAAGGCAGCGCAGAGGCGTCAACCAGATCCACCAGGTAAATAAGCAGCGCCGTCAGATCCATTTGTGCGAAGCGTTCGGCGGCGATGTTCGCCAGAAGCGAAAAGCGCTCATCGCGGGCAAGCGGCGGCGGCAGATGCAATTTATCCATCGCTCACTCCGGCAATCGTCACGTCAATAATGATGCATTCCGCCCATACATGCGCCAGCAGTTCACGTTTGGCAGGCTGTTCCAGCGCCACGTCGTAAACGCCATCCACCTGCAGCACTTTGATTATCTGATTCGGCACAATATCCTGGCCGAGCCGCGTCTGGCGCTGCTGGGTCCATGCTTCAATTGCCGCGCGGGCGGCGGCAAGGGTGGCCGCCTGATCGGCATGGGTAAAGAGCGTCAGCCGGGCGCGAATCTGATAAGGCACCCGCGGCGGCAATTTGACGCTGACCTTATCGGTCAGCGGGCGCTTTTTGTCCTTGCCCACTTCCTGCTGAATTTGGGCAAGCAGTTCCGTCCCCGGCATGCCGTTCAGCGTCAGTGGATAGATCTCCACGCAGCCTTCCGGCAACCCTTCATCCGGCCCCAGTATCGCCACGTCGATAATTGACTGGCTGACGGAAAGCGTATGAAAACGGTATGCCCCGTAGCTGCCTGCGTTACTGAAACTTTCTGGTGCCAGCCTGATACGCTCCCGCAGCGCGTCGTCGCTCTCTTCATCGCAACCGCCAGCCGAGGTCGTCAGGTTGGTTACCTTCACCGGATAGCTGCTGATCCTGTCCATCAGGGCGCTGATTTGCGCAGGTTCCCAGCCGTTGCCCGCTTCACCGGTTACAAGACAGGTGGCGGTGACAGCCGCCTCTGGCTTGTTGGGCAGAACCCTGACATCCTCTTCGCTGGCTGAGCGGGCAGGCGGTGAACGCCAACCAGTTCGCCTAAATAATCCAGCATGGGGGCGCGGGAATAGGCCACCAGGTTTTGCTTCGCCGCCTCCTGAATGGCGATGCGGACAAGGTTTTCACGATAGGCAATCAGGTCGATAAGCAGCCGCTCCGCCTGTGCCGGATAGAGTTTTTTACCGCTGGCCTTTTCATATTGCGCGATTATCTCGCTGGTAATTTGCGCGGGGTCGCGGTCGATAAAATCGGGTTCGGCTATCGCCATAACACCTCCGTAGAGTTAATAACGCCGTCTGCGGCGCGCCATTGCACATGAAGCGTCAGGTGTTCGCCGTCAATCGTCGGCGTCACCTTGAGCAGGCGGCAACGTGGCTCCCACATGCGGATCGCCTCCACCGACTCCCGTACCACGTGCGGAATAGCTCGCTCGACGGGATAGTCGATATAGCGCCACAGGTTGCTGCCAAACAGCGGTCTGTGAGGATCGCTGCCGCGCGGCGTGCGCAGGATGATGTGTATTGCCTGATGAATATCGTCCAGCCCGCAGACATATTCTTCAGGGCGCTGCAGGGCAGGTTGCCAGTGCAGGGTTGAGGGTCGTGTTTTCGTGTTCATGCGGCTATTTTCACCTCAACGGAGGCGGCGCGATATTAAAGCGCTTTAGGAAAGGAGTTGATTAAAGAGAGAAAAATCGCCGCATCGGGCGTCCCGGATGCGCTTCGCTTATCCAGGCTACAGTTAGCGGCAGGAGGCGCACCCGGGAACCCCGGATACGCCGTGCGGCGGGTGGGTTAGTGAGAGTGGTGGTTTGAGTTGCCGCCGCTGTCCATAACTGAACCGCTGGCTTTTAGGTTGCCCTGAATATTAACGTTGCCGGTGATCACCGCACTGCTGCCAGCGCCGCTGCTGCCTGCCATGCCGCCAAGCCAGGTCAGTTTTTTCATCACCGTAACATTGCCGGTAAAGGTGCTAATCGGCGCATCCACCGTTACATCCAGCGCTTTAATGCCGGTACGGGCAGCCTCCACGCTGACATCAACGGCCTGTACCGCCACCTGGCTTGCCTCCACGCTCACGTCAGTGGCCTTCACGCTGACCGTCTCCGAGGTCACATTTACCTGTTGCGCTTTTACCTCCACCAGCGGCGAGGTGAGGCGGGTACTCTCTTTCACCTCAATCACTATCTTTTCGATACCGCCGTTGATGGTGAGCTGGTGCGATTGACGATCGTATTCAAAAGCCGCGCCGTCGGAAAAATGCACGTAGCGTTTGTCGCGCGAGGCCAGCGGCGCGGTGTCAACCGTGGAGTAAACCGCCCCCAGCACCACGCCGTCTTCACCGTTGTCATCAAGCAGAACCTCGACCTGTTCGCCCATATCCGGCAGCCAGTAGTCTTTGTTGTCCTGCGTATTGCGCTGCAGAACCGGCAGCCAGTTGCTTTGCAGATTATCGCACTCCGGCAGAGTAACCCTGACGAGAACCGTGGTCTCGTCGATGTCGCTGATAATTCCCGTCTGGCGGGTAACGCCTTTCATGTCGTCTCCTTACTGGCTGGTCGCCGGTCCGCGTGAAATGTCGATTTCGGTGGTATAGCCGCTGCGGGTAAATCGATGCATTGATTTATCAATCAGCCACTGGCCGGACAGAACGCCGAAGCCGGTCAGTTCGATTTTGTTCCCCGCGGTCAGCTGCGGGCAGCCCATCAGGCTCAGCGTGCCGGTCTGCTGATACTCGTTATGGCTGTCCAGCGCGGCGTTGGCTTTCGCCTGCGCCGCGCCGGTATCGGGCGCGCGGCTGTTGAGCTTGAGAGTATCGGCGCTGGTTGCCGCCCCCCTGGCCGACGGTTTTTGCTGGCTATCGTGGGTATAAATAACCAGCTCCTTTTTCTTGCCGTTTTGATGTTGTACGGTGGCGTTCTTATAGATCCGGTTGATGGTATCGTTAAAGGTGTAATGGCCGATATCCGTCCGATCGAGGGTTTTCACCGGCGCAAGGCAGCGCAGCGAAGGCAGATGTGAAAAGACAAGCTCCGCCGCCGTCACCTTGACGGTGTAGCCGTACTCACTGGCCAGACGCTTGAGAAACGCAATATCGGTTTCCGCGTACTGCGTTACCCGGTCAATGTTCAGGGTAGCGATGTGCCCCACCAGCTTTAAGCCGTGCTTTTGCGCAATACGGCTGGCGATGGCGGCAAGGGTGGTCTCTTCAAACCCCTCGCTGTTTCTGGTGCGCAGCGCTTTGCTGACCGAGGTGGCGATGCCGTCAATATTCACCGTGGACGGCGGCGCGCTGATATCAATTTTATCAATGATATAGACGCCGCAATCCAGCAGTTCCTCCCCCTGGTAGCCCAGATGCAGGGCAAGGGTATCGCCTTTGCCGGGATACCATTCGTTCACCCAGCGGCCTTCGCTGTCTTCCAGCGTAATGGCGATAACATCCGACTCGTTCTTGATGCTGTCGCTGTAGCTGATGCTAGTGACATAAGGGGCGATATCGTAAGTAATATCCTTATGCCCGTACCAGAGCGTAAAAATGGGCGTTAGCGTGGCACAGACGCCGCCGGACAGGGTTATCTCAGCCATGGCGCCAGCTCCGTTGTGGTCTGCGTGGCGCGCACGACAGGGATGATTAACCGTACGCCGGACGGCAGCACCGCCGTGATGGCAACATGAGGATTCGCGGCGATAAGCCGCTCATAGGCGAGGGCGTCGCCATAGTAGCGCCAGGCGAGGTTGTCCCAGCGCTCCCCCTCTGTGGTGATGTGTTCAAGGTAGCGCATTACACCCTCCTCGTGACGATCGCGGCGGCGATAAGGCTGGTCGCCGTGGTGGTTTTTTGCACGCTGTTACGCGCCTCGTTGACCTGCGAAGCGGCGTCGTTGAAGAGGGCTTCCGCCGCGCTTTGCTTGAAGGTGTCAAACAGCGATTTGGCATGTTCAAGCAGCGTGGTCGCGTCGTGGGCGCAGTCACGGATGCCCGGCAGGCTGTCGATCAGCGCCTGGATTTGCGCGGAGAGCGCGGCAGGCATTGCCGCCAGCGTTTGTAAATCCAGCGGCTGGCGCAAAAGCGCCTCCGTTGCGTCGATGATTTTTTTCAGCGTATTGATGGTGTTGATGCACTTCTCTTTCAGCGCCTTCGCCTCCTTTATCAAATCTTTTGCCTGCGCGACCATTTTTTTGGCCTCCTCAATGGCGTCGGCTATATCGTCCATCATCGCTCTGGCGTCGCGCATTCCGTCTTCGATGGTCTTCATCAGGTCATCGAACCAGCTGTCGCCAAGCCGCGGGAAATCCTGCCACTGCTCATCAATATTTGGGTCCTGCGTTGAGACTGCGGGCGGCAACAGCGGGCTCTTCGGGTTACCGGTGTACTCCTGCAGCGACAGGCTACCGCTCTGGGCAATCACGTTGCCGTAAGGATCGGTGTGCTGGTGGGTAGCCGTCAGGTCGGTTATCACGAACCAGCCGCGGTAATCGCCGTTGCCAAACACCAGCGCCATCGCCTGATGCGCGGTCATGGCTTGCCGCAGGCGGTTCAGCTCCGCTGTCGGCTGACAGTACTGGCTGTGGAAACTGAACTGCAGCGTAATTTTGTCCAGCTTGTCGCCGATAAACTGCACCCCTGGTTTACCTTCGATACGGGCATGAGAGGCGTAATCCACGCCCATTGTGTTTTCGAAGCCGTCCCAGTAAGCAACGACCTCAAACTCTATTTCTCCTAATACGGCATACATCAGGCGTACCCCCGGCGCTGTTGCTGCGCCATCACATCGTTAATCATTTTTTCCAGCTGGTGTTTATTCAGCGCCAGCACCTTGTTGACCTCTCCGGCGGCATTCGCGCCGTTCCCCTGGACGGTGACCTGCGGCGAAAAATGAACCTGTACATTCCCCTGAGCGCGCGGCGGCAATACCAACGGTTTCGCAGCGGTTTTTGGCGGTACGCTAAGAGGGGAAGGTGTGACAGGCGATTTCGCCCCTGTCGCGAGTGGCGGAGGAACCGGGCCAGCCAGCGCCATTCCGGCGACGCCCGGCATTATTGCAGCGCCCTGTGGCTCAACGCTGATGCCAATAACTTTCTTCAACCAGTCCGGGATATAGCTTTTTATCTTGCTGAACACCTCCCCCAGAACGGGGAATGCCTTCACCAGGCTGTTAACCAGGCTACTTATCATTTTGCCGCCGAATTCGCTAAAGCTGGCAGGCAGGTCAATGCCGAGCCAGCTCATCAAACCGGCGAACGCTTTGTAAAATATGCCCAGCGGCGACCAGTCGAGAATGAACGCCGTAATGCCCAACACACCGCCAGCAAAGATCTCTTTGATGCGCTCCCAGAGTCCCAGAAAGAACTTTTTAATCGGCTCAAAATAGCGGTAAATCAGCAATACCGCGCCGACGATGACGGAGATAATGCGGCCCAGGGGCGTCATGAGCAGGAAACGGAGAACCCAGCGTCCCAGCGTCATAAAAACTCTGCCCAGCCCTTTTAGTCTGCTTCCCAGTTGCAGAAAGCCTCTGCCCAGCCCTTTCAGCCAGCCACCCACTCTCGACAGACCGCCGCCTAGCCCTTTCAGCGCGTTCCATGCTTTCCCGATGGCGCCGCTCAGGGCCAGGCGGGCTTTTAATTTGAGGAACAGATCGATCAGGCGAATAATTGGCGAGGCGACAAGGTTCGCTCCCAGCTTCAGGACGCTGAGCGCGCCGTTGAACAGCCAGATTGCGCCGATAAATTTGGCGATGCCCTGTACCAGCGCCGGGTTATCACGCAGCCAGGCGCTGAACTGGCGAATAAGCGGGGTAAGGCTTACCGCCAGATCGCCGATCGCCGGCATGAGCTGCAGGCCGACGGTGAGCCACAGATCGTTGAGCGCCAGCTGCAACGCTTTGGTCTGCTCAAGGGGAGAGGACATCCTGGTGGTGAAATCGCTGTCCAGCATGGTGCTCTGCCCGGCCTGCATATTAGACGTTTTCAGCTGCTGAAATTCGCCGCTGTTCGCCAGCATCGGCGCGAGGAAATCCAGCGTTTGCCTGTCGCCGAACATCTCGCCGAGATTAAATTGCGTGACCAGAGCCTGTAGCGCATCTGCCCGGGCGCTAAGATCGTCAATTTTCATGGCCTGCTTAAACTGGTCGAGGATCAGCGGGTTCATTTTCTGCAGCTGCATTTCGACGATATGGGCCATGGCCTGCGCCACGCCCAGGCCGTTTTGTTGGTGCTCCAGCAGCGAGCCCCGCAGATCCACCCCCTGGCTGGCAAACCAGTTATCCGTCTTCCTGGAGAAGGTGGTGTGCAGGAAATGGGCGAAATTATCCTCCGCAGCGGCAGCGCTGGGGGCGTTTTGCATCGCGATTTGCTGTGTCGCCGCCAGTTCCGCAAGCCCCTCTGTTCCCTGCGCGCCTGTCCGCGCGGCAAAGCGTTCAATCCACAGGGTTTGATCGGCCACGGAGACGCCGCCGTTCTTCGCGACGTCCGCCAGCATCGTCTGCGCGACGTGGAACGCTTGCGGAGCAATATGCAACTGGTTGCGGGTCGAGATGGCCGCCTGCGCCCAGGTTTGCGCGCTGTCGCGGGTGGCGGTGGCGGCTTTGGCGATGTCGGGCATATAGCGGTTGAGCTCATGCAGGGAACGGATTCCGCCTTCCATCATCGTGGTGGCGGCATCCTGCAGGGCCAACTGATCCTGATTGAAATCGAGGCTCCAGTCGCGCAGATTCAGGCTCAGAGCGTCGCGTGTATCGTCATCCATGTCGTTTTTGATGGCCATATTGACCATGCCGTCCTGAAACTCGAAGGGCAGCCGCCAGTCTGGCTGCTCTACCAGCAAAAGTTTGCCCATCTGACTGATAAATGTGCGGGTTTCGGTGAGCAAGGCTTCACGACGGTTGCTGTTTTCTTCCCGGCGTAAGGCGGATGCCGTTAGCTGCTGTGTAAGTCTGGTGATTTTTTCATGCTCAGTGCTGAGCGATTGTAACTGGCGGGCGTTACGTGAGCCGTTACGGGCAATTGCCTGCGTCAACGTCTCATTACGCGCCTGTAGCTGGGTCATAATGTCGTTGGCCAAAGTAAATTCTTCCGTTTGATGGCCCGGCGGCAGGCTTTCTTGAAATGGCAGAGAAGGGGCAGGAAACCGGGCGTAAGGTTGGGAGACCCGCAGGCGTTACGCCTGCGAATCGTATTCGTGTTTTATCTGGGTGTTCGCTTCGTCCAGCCAGCGGGTGAAATCCTCAACCGCCAGGGCATCGATCTCACTGGGCGGAAAGCGAAACCATCTCGCCAGCAGCGCCATTGCCTGCCATAGCTGCGGCGGATTCTGTAGCCATACCGAGCATGGCCTGAAATCGCTTTTGCAGCGCCTGATAATCAAGCAGATCCATTTCCGCCAGGTCCTCCTGTACCAGGCCGGTCATGGCCGCCATCAGCGGCTCGTCCCACTCCTCCGGCTTGTCGCTGGCGCGTCGCGCATTACGCATGTCTTTTACTTTCAGGCGGCGCAGCGTCAGGGTTTCAATATGTTCGCCCGCCGCAGAGGTAAACGGGAATTGCAGAGTATATTTTTCGCTCATTTTATTATCCTTTTAATTTCGGGGCCGCAGCCCCGAATAAATTAGCCGCCGATATTGTTACGGTAAGCCGTTAATTGATCTTCGCCATTTACGCGGAAGATATTCGCCAGATAATCCAGTTCGAGCAGCGTTTCGCCGTCTACAACCTGTTTGATATAGGTGCAGCCGAAGGCGCTACTGAATTCCGGGTTTTCATTCTGTTTAAACGTGCCCAGCGGATTCTTTTTAAACATCACGGTCATATGGGTGACCAGCGCCAGCTGATCGGCCCGACCCTGAGAGTTATAGCAGTCAACGTTTGAGCGGCACTGTAATGCCACGGCCTGCCACGGGTTGGCGGTTTTGCGCATGACATCGTGGTAAAACACGTTCCATTTGATTTCGCCTTCCAGCTTATCAAACCCGGCGGGCAGCTCGATCTTACCCACCATCCCCAGCGCTTTATGCTCCTGCATAATCAGGCTAATATCCGGCAGTTTAATTTCGCTGGCGCGCCCTAACAGGTTATTGCCATCAAGATAAATATTGGCGTTGGTAATACGGTTAATTTGAATTTTTCCGGCCATTAGCTATTGCTCTCCAGAGAGACTAAATATTCAGAGGTAATTTCAGTTTCAAATGTCAGACGTTCCAGCGGCGGCGGCGGCGTAAATTTGTAGTTAAGCAACAAATGACCCGCCGCCAGCTCCGTTTGTGAATTTCGCGCCGGGTCATACCAGCATTCGAAGCCCAGCAGCGCGCCATCGGCAATAAGCTTGCGCCCCCAGCCGTTCACTGATTCCGTCAGCGCGTCGATCAGCGCCTGGTTAATCGGCATATCCATAAACTGCTGGCTGAAATAACGGATGGATTCATTAATCACATCGCCGGTACGCCGCACGTTTTCAAAGTTACGCATATGGGTCACGGTCGGCCAGGCGGCGGTGCGGTTGCCCCACAGGCGGTAGCCGGAACCGTAGCTGTTGAAAACAGTGGTGATGCCATTCTCATTCAGCAGGTTCACTTCGCTTTGCGGATCGTCAATCATCGCCGACAGCGAACGCTCAACGCCGGTAATACCCTGGATCTCCTGATTGGAATTACTCCACCAGAATCCCTTTTCAATATCGACTTTGGCGCGCAGGCCCGCAGCGCGGGAAGAGAGCGGCTCCAGCACCTCGCTATTGGTTTCGCTGTTGAACGCTTTCACGTGCGGATAGCACAGGCGAGCGCGATCGGAACTGGTGTTGAAGTTGATCGTGCCTTTCGACCCGCGGCCCGCCAGCACCTGCTGGAAGGTGGTGCCGACAGGGGCGTCAATATAGGTAATGGCCCCCAGCTTTTCCGCCTGAGTGATGAGTTCAGTCGCCACGGTTTTTTGCGTACAGAAGACCGGCGCCAGCAGGATTTTGGGATAAAAACCGTACTGGGTATAGATATCCTGCAGGAGCTTCATCCCGGTGCGATCGCCCGCGGCGTTGATAGCGCCAATGATTTCCGACGCGGTAATTTTAGTTGGGTCGGTATAGGTAACGTTGGCGTAAGCCTGCGAGTTGGGTGTTAATGCGCCATTAAGGCAGGTCACTTCGCCAGTGAGCATATCCACGGTGTAATCCGTGCCCAGCACATAAGGCGAGCTGCCGTTAGAGCCACGGCTAATCACTACCGTTTGATAAGCCTTATTATTCGGCTGAATCTTCGCTTTTCCGTCCGCGTCAAAGCGAAGACTGATATTAGCGGTGACTTTATGGAGAACAGGGCTGAGGACGTTAATAACAACGACCGTGCCTGCGCCGTGATCGTAAATGGCTTTCAGCGCTTGCGGAATGGTGAAGTTGGAAACATTTGCGCCAAACTGCGCCGCATCGCTTTCTGATAAGCACAGCGTCGGCTGGTTAACCGGGCCGCTTGGGGCGGTGCCGATCAGGGCAATAACGGCGGATTTTACCGCTTTAATAGGACGCGGGCCGGTTTCAATTTCAATGGTTTCTACACCGTGCAGGTAATTAGCTGCCATGTACAATTTCCTCTTCTTCTTCTGTAATTTCTGCCGCTTCGGTAATGACCGGCGTTAAATGACCGCGAGCAATCATGGTCATGACCCACTCGTTGTCCTCCGGCAGGGAGACTTCGCTGTCGGTCCACAATAAAAGCTCTTCGCCATCGGCAAGGGTGACGCCGCTTGCCGGGCCGCTATAGATATATTTCATTGAATTTCCTCATAGTTAACGATGGTCAGCAGAGGGAGATCCTTGCTTTCCTGATTGGCGATAAACAGGGCGCTGGACGCCATTTCCAGGGCGTAACAGGCAAAGCCCGCGTTATTGCCGATGAACGTTTCGCTCTTCATCCACAGCAGGCGATCGCAGCCGGGAAGGGCGATACCGCCCAGCGTCTGGCGGGTCCGATCCAGGGCGTTAAGCGCATCAGCCTGCGGCGCGATGACGGTCGCGGTGAAATGGAGAGTCCGCCTCTGCACCACGGCGTCTGTGCTTTCGGTTGCCGCAAAATCGGCGCCGCTGTAATGAATGAGTACCGCCGGGCGGTTATTAAGCGGGATATAATCCGTTGCACTTTGCGTGGAAATAGATACATCCATATCCGGATTTAATTCGCGCAGATATTCCATCAGCGCCGTAATAACAGCTGAGGTTTCCATTTGGTGTTCTCCTTACTCTTTCACGGAGAATCACATTTCCTCTCCGTCACAGTTCGGGAGTATTCTGGCGTGATGGCGCGGTGAATGCTTTTAATCTGCTTTAAAGAAAAAAGTTAAAAGAAATAAAAAATCCCCGGCGTATTTACGACGAGGATTTATACCCTAAATAATTCGAGTTGCAGGAAAGCCAACGCTCATGCAACTTGAAGTATGACGGGGATTTAGGTTATGCACCTCCACGTTGGATCAATTCTATCTTGCTATATAGCGCATCCAGTTTGGCTTCTATTACCGCCTGGCCGCGTAAATAATCTTCCCGGCGAACATAATGCAGCGGAAGATCGGCTCTGAATTCCAGAAATTCTCGTTCCAGCCTTGACCAGCCTATTTCTGACTCCCGGCGGGCTATTTCCAGGGCTTCAAAGCGTTCGCTCAACCGCTTCTCTATTTGCGCCAGCAGCAGTTTACCGGCGGCAAACAGCAGCCCAACAAAGGAGAGCAAGAGGGAGATAATTTCCCAGAAATCGATGCTGAGTTTCATTGGCCTCCTCTGATTACTGAATGCAGCTGGCGTGCCCCCACTGCAAATAGCGGGCGGCGTGCTGGTATAAAATCACTTTTGGATAGTGACGGTTTTCCCGCCAGTTGGCGGCGCTGCGCCCGGCGTTGACCCGTTCCACATGATCAAACCAGACTGTTGAATCAAGCCCTTTGGCGGCTGCCAGCTTTTTATCGCGGTTAACCCAACCCTGGCCGCCGTTATAGGCGCTAAGGGTAAAGGCCATACGCTGACAGCTGTCTTTCGCCGTGATGCCGCGCCAGAGTTGACGGTCGTACTGCACCAGCGCGCGTATCGCCCAGACCGGATTGAACGGCTTGTTTTCCCGTAGCTGCGGATAGAGCTGGCTTACCCATTGCGCTGTTGCAGGCATAAACTGCGCCATTCCCTGCGCGCCGACCGGCGAACGGGCCGCCGGGTTCCAGCCCGACTCCTGATGTAACTGCCCGGCAAAATCAGCCACCGGGGCATTTATCCCCCAGATTTCGCGGGCGGTACGGATCAGTTCATTGCGCCATTTTAACGCTGCACGCGGCGGTTCGGCGGCGTTGGCTGACAGGGCTAACATCCACAGCAGACAGATGCATGAACGCCACATCATTACAGCCCCAGCGCGACGGCAAGGCAGACGGCGGCCACAATGACGGCGCGACGGATCATCGCGGCGGCGCAGCATACCGACTCCTGCCACGGGCAAAAAGAGTCCGGACGGGCCCAGGGAAAAAGGCTGCGATCGAGCCAGTAGCCTAATACTGCCGACAGCGATACCAGACTGAGCTTATAGATGACGACCGGAATTTGCGCTGACGAAACCCAGCCAATAAGCGTGAAAAGAATAGCCGAGGCGACCAGCCAGCCGGAGAGGCGGGGGAAGCATGTTTTTTTCATATGTATCTCCTGATAAACGGGAGACGAGTATGGGGTTTGCCGCGATCGTTAAAACGAAAAACGGTTTAATAAATAAGTTTAAAAAATGTATTTCCCCGTATCCCGCTAACGCAAGGCGATAAGACGAAACAGGAGAACAGCAACCGGCGATGATGGCTTGCCAGCAGGCTGTGCTGTTTGGGGGAAGAAGGCGGCGAAGAGGGCAGGAGCAAAAAAGAGGCTGTGTTTATATGATTGATTTTTAAAGTTTGTTTAATGAATTTCACCGCTGTGACGGCAACGATCTTTTTTGATCGCGCGCAGAAAAAAGCGTAAAAAATTACTGTATATGCATACAGTAATGTGTAAAATGGGGCCATCAGAAAGAGACCGCTCTGCCTGTAAAATATATTCAAATTGTGAATTAGAAATGTATTAAACATTTTTCTCTGAAATAATTATTCCATCAGGGAAGTGTTATTTATTCGAATTATGAATGTATTTGCGGTTAGTTAACGCACCTGTTTTACGCGCTCCCTTTATACAGGCGATTCCGGGCAGCACGGGGTGCAGGATATATGGAGATAACTTATGATTCAAAAATCAAAAGAAACAGTTCGGGTGCCGGAGATCATCAGCGATCTGGCCTTTCACGCGTCGCAAATCCTTATTGAAAGCATGAATGTCGACAGCGCATCGGCAGAGAATGTCGGCCATGCCATCGCGGATCGGATGATGCGCAACTGGGGCGGGCAAAGCATCTACTTTCCAAAAGGGGTTTCAAGCCGGGCCTCCGAGCGGGATTACCAGATTTATGAAGAGTGTAATGGCCGCAACTATGCGGAGCTGGCAAGGAAGTATAAATTGACGCTGCAATGGATCTATAAAATTGTGAAGCGGGTGCATACCGAGAAACAGCACCAGCGGCGGATGCTGTAA